TTCCCCATTTACCCATAGCTTTCTTACCTGAATCATGAATGATCCCTGTGTTTTTTAGCTCACTAATTCTAGGTTGGACTGAGATCTCTGGTCTATTAAGTAATTCAGAGACTTGCTCATTGGTAAGTTCACCATGCTCTTTGAATAATTCAAGAACTTGATAACGAATTGTTAGCTTGCCGCCCTTATTAAAGTCAGCTGCTTGCTTGCTAGATCTATTCTGTTGGTATCCGATCTTGCTCTGATTGTATGGCATTTGCGTTCTCCATAAGTTTAAGGAATTGTTCGCCAGTCATTATGACTAACGTTTGCGGACTTCCTGTCCGTCTTTTATAGAAAGCAATATCTCGCTTATCTAATACTGTGTATGGGCTAGGGAAGTTAGACTTATCCCTATACTTTACTTCTCCCACCAATTCTTGTCCGAAGAGTTCGAGCTTGATGTCGCCTGAATACTCTCCTCCCAAGCTGCCTGAGAGGGGTTGCCTTTTCGCCTTGATACCCGCTTTCGTGAGCCATTCGACGAACCACTTTTCGTGGTAAGTTCCTTTGTTCTTGTTACGGTTTGCCATTTGTCCTCCTCATAGCAATGAAGGCAGACGTACCAATGCTTCTCGTATGTACCGCCGCTATTGTTTTTAAGTATTGCAACGAACCAAGTTGTTTCTGTTTCGCAAGCAATGCAGTTAATAGCCTGTGCTTTTTTCAATCTTTAAACTTTGATCTGATCGAAATGTTCTTGCGCTTTGATGGTCCCACTTTCTTTGCGTGTTCTCTCATTTCATTGGCTTTGTGTAGATATTCTATAGCAGTTAAAACTTTACTTGCTGTTTCATATCTAAGCTCAGATACTAAGTTGATTGTGCGATAGTAAGTTGATGTTGGTACAGCAGCTTGCTTGAATGCTTTGAGCAAAGGGATATTACACCCCTCCGCTTTGTCTTCCAGATATTTAAGATATGATTTCATGCTGCATTAGTGCAGCACTTTATTCATCATTGTCAAGATCTTCTGGTTCTATTTCAATCTCGCAGTCACCATTGCAGTTAAAACAAGTGTCTTTGTATTCTTCTTCATAGCCTACATCGACATCGAAACTTTGCCTAATAAACCTAGTGTAAGTTAGAGTGCCATGACCAAGGCACTCTGGGCATTCAATATGGGATGTAGTCATTGTCATTTGGTATGTCATGATTGTCCTCCCAAGCTTTGGTTGCGCGCTGCAAAAACTTTTCACGATTAAAGCGTGGGTTAGTTTTTTCTAGCTCATCAGCTATTGAATGTAAGTGAGAGGGCCAACCTACCATTGGCCCAATCGTGTCTGCAATAAATTCATAATGCTGTTTACTCATTCGCATATGAGTTCTCCTTCTCTATGCTACAATTCTAAGTTCCTCAGTAGCGTATGGCTTCATCATTTCATAAACCTCTTCCTTGAGATTCTTCCTGAATGAATTACCAATTAATATTGTTTTTGCTTCTGGATTTTGGAAAGCATATACGGCTCGCATGAAGTAATCATTATCTAAGTTTGAACCACTGCGATTAATATGAATTTGTTTCTCCATTACTTGGCGATAGAAAGAAACAAAGACATCAGGCCATTCTTTTAAGTCATTGCGACAGACCTTGCTGTAAACATCGAAGGCTTTTTCATGGCTAACTCTGTTAGTTATGATTGCCGTTGCATAAGCAGCGCGAAACCCTGTTTGCTTCCACAAGCTATGGCCTGTTGTCGGCGGTTTAATTTCGTACTCTACTTCAGATAACAAGCGACCAATCTGATTGTTTAATACTTTCTCAACATCTTCTGATGTTGGCCTACTTATTGAAGAGCCAGCACGAAGTAAGAACTGTATAGGGTGAACAATAAATTTATGTGATCCAGTTATATCTGCATTGGTTCTTACTTTTCCTTGATCTAATTTCTTATAGATGTCTGGATTTTTGTTGACGCAAATCGAGTAAGCAATATCAACACCAATTTCTACTTGCGCTGTTAAACGATGCTGACCATTTAAAAGAATAAATGCAAAGTCTCCATCTAACTTAGAAAAGACAAGTGGTTCTGGATTCAATGACCATCTATTTAGATTCATAGCTCTGATGTAAGTTCTTACAGCATTCTTATTTAAGTCTCTGTTACCTTTGTAGTTAAGCTTTAATAACCGCTCAGCTTCTGCTGCAGTTATTTTATAGTTAAAGGTCAACTGTTGTTGATCTAGAGGATCATCAGATCCCATCATTTGTCCGTACTTTTGATGTAGTTTTTCAAGAAACATTGTGGTTCTCCTTATAGTGTTTCCCATTGGTTGGACTTCATTGCGCTAGCAATCTGTAGTTCACGATTGTACTTAGCGATCTCAGGCTTACGCAGATCTTGTGTGTGCGTAGCCCAGTAAGTAAGGCAGTTGTATAGTGCCCATTTATTGGAGCCGAGACTACTGCGCTCGTTACTCCAAATACTTAGCAAGTTTTCTAGTTGCTTTTCGTTGGTCTTGGTGACTGATTGCTGGCGTGTGAATGCTTTGCAGACAGTCTTCTTAAAGAAGTTCTCGACTTGTGGTTGCTCTAGCTTGGTGTGCATCCAGCTTTGCCAGACATCCTTGCGAGATTGAAAGTGCTCAAGACCGTTAATTACCTTGGCTGCTGCGCCCTCAACGTTGATCGATGCGGTGTGCTTGTATCTACTGCGCGCCACTGTGTCCGGTGTGGTGCAACCATTGAGGCACCATAGCCGTAAGCCATTGGCCTGCTGAGAGAAGGACCAAGATGCATCGTAGCTATTGAAGAAGCTGACTCGGAACTTAACGTAGTCACCGACTGCTGGTTCAATAGTAAGATTATTAAATAATATCTCACCTCTTAGCTTGCGACCGTCTTCAAGCACATCGACGCTTACTTCATAATCATTTGATAGATCTGCTGACTTGATCCCGTCAAGAACTGAGTTGACTACATCATCGTGTGATACAATCTTGTAGCGTGATCCGTGTACACCCAACACCTGATCGGTGTCGGTACGCACAACAGCTTGATGACCAGCAATAATATTGCCAAGCTGGTCATGGATTGGTTGTTGTTCAACAGGAAAGTTGAAGTCGTTCATTGAGAAATGTTTCATGCTATACCTCCTCTAGTTTTGCATGTATTTCTGCAAAGCAATTTGCAATTTGTGTCATTGCATGTGGTCGCTTGCAAATTTCAATTAGATCTGGGTTCTCTTTAAAAAACTCATGAATTGCTTCGATGTCACCTTTGACAAACATTACAGACAAAGGTAGCTCTGCATAGTCAATGTAGTTGAGTCTCATGTTAGTTCTCCGTTGGTTATGTCCTGCATTATTGCAGTGACAATAGTTAAAGTAATTAGTTACCTTACGTCACTTTGGTTTTCGTTTTGGTTTCACTGCTGGCACTTCGTGTTGGTGAATGACGCATTGTATTTCGCCATGAATTAAATCCGAGTTAAGCTCGACGTAACGGTCGCATTCTTCTGGCGAAGAGAATGCAACGAATGCAATCCAAACTGTCTTGAGCATGCTGTCTCCTAAGTTAGCAATGATAAGCATAGAAACAGTGCCGCAAAGAGCGACACTGCTGTGATGAGATCAAGTAGGGATGGCACTAGGCCACCCGCTTTCTGAGATCGTTGAAGTTGCGCGCCTTGGGCGCTGCGGTTGGGCGTGTATTGGGAAGCCATGTTTCACCGCATGTAATGTGCTTGTAGACCTCAAGATCAGCATCATGACGTGTCTGTAACTCGTCAAGCTCTGGGCAGAGACGGTCGATCCAACGTTGACTGCGCTCGATGTCGCTGATGTTCTTAGCTTCGACTGCTGTGTCGTAGTCAGCGAGTGCGTCAGCAATCTGCTTGCGCTTGAAGTTCAAGCTGTTGTGTGAGGTGTAGCAAGCATCTCGTGACAGTCCGACAAGGAACTTGTCGTTGACAGCGGTGCCACCTGTTTTGGCATCAGGATTAGAGATGTCGTGGTTATGATAGTTAATAACCTCTAGTTTCAGTTTTGCGAGTTGAGATAATGTCTTAGTCATTTGCTAGTTCTCCTGTGTATGTCGCGAGGACCACCCTCGCGATGACAGACAAATGGCACAGACTGAAACGCCCACGGCGCTTGCAGTTCGCAAGGAGCAAAGCGAAGCGTACCTTGCGAACTGTTGAAGGCTGATGACATGAAGGATGGCAAGCGAGGTGGCCGCAGAGACACAAGGAGAACGGCGCTATGACGCATTATCTTACGAGCAAAACTGATGCTAGCCATGTAGTATGTGATAGTATGTCAACTGGTGAAATGCAGTGTGACGTAAGGTAATTAGTATAGTTACGTAACGTCACTATTGACAAGCATTGTAGGAATAGTGTCGTAATGGGGGGAGAGAGGGAGAGGGGGGCTAGTGAATGAGACATAAGCCCTAATGTTTAAACAATCCTTCTTAATGATAGCTTACTGCATCTAGCAAACACAGAGGACAGCAGTTAGCTATATGTTAGTCACTGCATAGAAGAAGGATTGATATGGTTCCTGCTAAGAAGTTAACTGATAAACAGACTGCGCTCGTAGACACCATTGTAGCAAAGGGCTGTACGATAGCTCAAGCCGCTGAAGAAGCTGGCTATGCTAAGGGTGAATCCGGAAGAGTAACTGCAACTAAGACTATGAAGCTTGCTCATGTGCAGCAGTACTTAGCACAGAGGATGAATGAAGAGTTTGGATTAAGTGCTACTTTGGCTGCTGGTACTGTTCGTAGGCTAGCGACTAGTGCTAAGTCTGAGTATGTTCAGCTTGAAGCTAGTAAGGATTTATTAGACAGAGCTGGCTACAAGCCTATAGATAGAAGCCAAGTACAGGTGGCTGGTGACATCAAGGTGAGCATAGATCTAGGGTGATTCGTTATTGGCTATGGTGTGGCAGTGGGGGTAGGGGGAAAAACTAGCTAGTCAGTTACTGTAATAGTCCCTCACTCACATTTTTCTTAAAAAAGGTTCTCAAGAAATATTTTATCTGCTAGAGGTGAGAAATGAGATATTCAAAGAAGCCAGAGAAGACCCCGACTAAGAAGTCTAATGTTAGGGCTAAGAGTTTATTGAAGAGTAAGGGCTATGCGAAAAGAGCACAAAAGTCCTAGTGGTGGTTTAACTGCTGCTGGTCGTAAATATTTTAAGCGTACTGAGGGTGCTAATTTAAAGGCACCTGTTCCGAAGGGTACTAATCCTCGTCGTGTTTCTTTTGCTGCTCGGTTTGCTGGCATGAAGGGTCCGATGAAGGATGAGAAAGGTCGTCCTACTCGGAAGGCTTTAGCGTTAAAGAAGTGGGGCTTTGGTTCTGTTGAGGCTGCGCGCAACTTTGCTAGGAGGCATAAGAAAAGCTGATGTGTTTAGGTGGTAGGGGGCCGAGTGCCGAGAAGATGTATCAGGAGCGGAAGCCTGAGTTTGGTGAGTTACCTTCTTTGCGTATTGGGAAGTTTTCTCAGCAGGGCAAGCCGCGCAAGTTACAGGATGTAAAGCGGAAGGGTTATCAGGCTCGTTCTTTGCTGATGCCTACTGGAACTGGTGGTTACTAATGCCTAAGGGTGGATCTCCAAGAGATAAAATAAATGCTCGTTATTCGTTGCTCA